AAGAACAGCAATACTGGTTAGCAAGTTTTCATAGGATACTGGGCTAAATTTTCCGCCAAAATCAAACGTAACCACTTGAGTCATAGCAACTTATTTTAACTCCCGAACGTTGAGATATTTAAGTGTATTTTGTAGCATGCCTATTTGTCTGCGGCAGTCTTCTAGCGCATGGTGTGTGGTAGGTGGCATGGGTTGTTCGGGCCATAATGAAAACACCGTGCGGCTGTCACGTACCATGTAGTACTGCCAAGGCAAAGGTTTGTTGTAACTCTTGTAGGCATGCTCCAGGATGTTCATGTCGTATGTTGGACCTTGTGCCCACACACGCTTGGCATGCCAAATTAATTTGCCCAGGCCGTCTAACGCCTCATTTAAGGGTATGCGGTCTTCTTCGGCAAATGCCTCATCACGCACCACAGCAGGTTGTGAGGCCCACCATTCTATGGTGCCTTGCTGTATGCTACGAGTTTCTTGACTTTCCAGTGTGACCCTGGCATAGAATGATTGCTCGTAGTGACCAGAGCCAAACGGATCAAACGCCTGTGCGGCAATGGTAAGAATAGTAGTGTCGGGGCCTGTTCCCAAACCCTCAAGATCAATCATTAAGTCCATGCTACATTATAGCAGGAGTTTATGTTTATGTCAATTAGCCAATTACCCAAGTCAACGGTTGTGAGCCATCCACGTACATTTTGAGTTGTTCAAGAAGAGCATCCATTTGGGTTTGTGCTTCAGCTTTCATGGCAGTGCCATTTAGGGTGCCGCCGCCCTGTGGGCCAGCAATGGTACCAAACTTCTCACGGGCTTCACCAATGATCATTTTGCAATTGGCAACCATGTAGTCCTTGATCCATTGTTGGATTTGGAAATCGCTGAGCAAGTTGATTTCAGGTTTTAAATTGTAAGTCCACAGCAACACAGCTTCGCCAGTGCCTTTAGGATCACGAATCAATTGCAGTTTTTTGGTCACAGGGTTGTATGTGTAGTTCATGTAGCCACCAAACATTCTGGCAGCCAGTTCCACATACTGTGAGTAAAAGTCATATGTGGCCAACCCGCCTGCCACATTGAAGTTCATTAGATACACATTCAAGCTGGCCTGACTAAACGGATCAAAGTTTGATGCAAACGGTCCAGTTGAATCACCAAATGTTCTGCGAAATATCTGACGTACACTTATGACTTCTTGCGGCAGCTGATAGATGTTTTCGTCCTTGACCAAGTACATGAAGCTATAGCTTTCTTCATAGGCATTGTTGGCACGTTGACGATAGGTGCCAATGGTCTTTTGATATGCTGCTTCGTAATGTTCGGGATCTAGTTCAAGATCAATAATTTGACTGCCCAGCTGAAGTTGTGCATAATCTATGAGATTTTGCTTGAGCGTGGAAAGTGTATCTTGTTGCTGTTCAGCCATTGTGGACTCCGATAATGTTATTTACCAGGGGTTATCCATTTTTCTAGCTTGGATGCAATCAGTTCATGCCCAAGTTGATTGGGATGTGCAAAATTAGGTCTAATAAATTCATTGTCTGCAACATTTAGTAGGTGTTCTCCGTTGTAGTCTGTTGCTCCAAACCAGTCTGCGGCTGTTTCTGTTCCTTGTTTCCAAATTTTACTTGTGTCAACTCCAGGCAGCCACTCGGGATATCGTACCCATCCAGCAAAGTAAAAGTCATTGATTTTGTAATGCTTGGACCAAGATTGCAAGGCTGTTATTGTGGACGAAGAACGCATGATTTCGTGTCCTTTGCGATGGAAGTGCATGAACACCTCACGTGCCCATTCTTTAGCGTCTGTGGGCCAGTGTTTCCACTCACGATCTTGTTCGTTCCATGTTCCAAACCTAGGCCAGTGTGTAGACCTACCTGGATTTGTTAAAAAAAACACAGCAGTGATTTCGTGGTCGGTGTTGTGATGATCGGCAATGTATTCTTGAAACTGATACAACATGTCCTCATTACTGGCTCCAGCAGATCCGTAATTGAAAAATTTATCAAAACCCATTTTACGTTGCAGTAGGTCGCCGTATGGTACTTCATAGTCAAAATTAAGCTCTCCACCTTGTGGCCAGCTGTCGCCAAATGTTAATAGTACTTTATGTGTCATTGGATACAGTGCCTTTGACTGTGGGGGTAATAATTCTACTGATTCCTTTGTCTGGGCAAAATTTACATTGTGGAATTGGATGATTCAAACTTTCCACCCAATCATCTTTGTAAAGTTCAAAGTTGTCCAAGGTCAGTGGCCGGTAGCTGTTCATGATCTGGCGATCTGAATCAGAAATGTCAAATTGATTTTGTTCGTCAAATTCTGGAAACAAGGCTGCTGGGCCGCACTTGTATATTTTTCCGCGAACAAAGTGATAACATTTAAATTTAACGAATCCACACTGTTGATGGCTGCGCACAGGATCACTGTCATGCACAACAAATCGGCCAGTGTTGTTTAACTGTACAGCGGATGTCTGGAAAGCATTGGCCAGGTACATGCAAACAATAACACCATTTTTATCAACTACGGTCCAATATGAATCCCACCCTTGCCAATTTGGCGGTGGCGGAATGTTTAATTTCACACCAAATTCTACCACAACAGTGTCAAGAAAATCCAATATGTTTTGACGCAACATTTCAAAGTCTGCTAGGTTGTGCAGACTTACCCCAATGTGATTTGCTGGCCGCGACTGAGGTCGAGGTTTGATCATTGCTTTGTACAGCCCCGGAACGTAATTCAGGCGGGTGCCATTTGACAGAATTTCAACATCACAATTAAATATTTCGTTTAGTCCTTCTACCCATTCACTGAGAGTAGGGTTAAGTGTGGGCTCACCACCTAAGATGGTTATGGCTCGTAGTTCAATTCGCTCTGCCCACTGTCGGTAGATGTCTTCGTAATCACTCCAGCGTTGCCATCCTGAAAATTTATGGTTGTTAAACCGATTGCAATTGTCACAGGTATAATTGCAGACATTGGTAATGTAAAATTCTACTTTTTCATTGAATTTCAATTTCATATGGCTATATTTACCAGCTCTTGAGTATGATCAAGTTCTCTGTGCCACGGGCATTCCATGCAGTTTCTGTAGCTTTGATATCCTTGAATGCTTTACGAGCAGCCGGCTTACCGGCACCCACGATGCCTTTGAGTTGTTCAGCTGGTTTGCGCAGAGTTTTTTGCATGGTGTCCACAGTTGAGAACCCAATGATTGAGTTGTTCTTCACAGTGAATGCCTGTGTGTGGCTATCTGCCACCAGGTGGATGAGCTTGCGTTTTTTGCTGTCATACAACCAGGCTTCTGTTTTGTCCACCAGGCTCGCGGCTGGTAAACTCTTGAGTTTGAGTTCGGCAAACTCTGCCAGAATCTTGAACTTGGCCGCACGTTTTTCTGGTGGCACTGCCTTTACTTTGCGAGGCTTGCGCTCCACTTTCTTGATCTGCACATAGGCACCGCAGTCGTTTACAACGGCTTCGCAAAACTTGATCACATTGCGAAGTTGAATTTTACTAAGATGGCTGTAGCCTTCTACCAGTTGTGCATCTTTGCCTTCTGCCACACGCTCAAACTCTGTGAGCTTGCGTTTCCAGTTGTCTGTAATTTGGCTGATCATTTGCGGTGCAATATTTAGACCACGCATGATTGTGACAGGTTTAAAATCTGCTGTCATTTTGGCGCCACTCAGCAAGAACTCGTCAAACAACCCTTCCAATTCGCCATTGCACTCTGCTGTTTTTTCGCGCAGTCGGTCTTGAATGGTAATTCGTGGTGTGGCATCTTCCACTACTGCTTCGGGCGCAACTTCGTTCTGCTTGCTGTGCAGTATTTCTTTCAGTTGGTTTTGTAATTTGAGCTGTTCTGCATCTAATAGTTCCAATCCAACCATGCTCATGCGACACAACCAGCCTGTGGTCAGTCGAATTGCTGAGTCCGGAATGCCACGGAGCAGTCGCACGTCTGCCTTACGGTCATGTGTTTCCAGGTAGTTCACAATCATGTCCCGGGCATCTTTTTTGCCATAAAAATAATTGTACCAGGAGAATGCTTCACTTAACCTGGTTTTTCTGTATTCAGTGGGCTGGACTTGCCAAGTTGGCTCTCCGCCCAGAATGTTGGTGTCGGCACTGCGAGGGTTTAGCAGTTTGATTTTGAATGTGGTGCTCATATGTGTCCTTACTTATTTTACAGGTAAATCTCGGCAGAGTTCAAACAATTGCGTGGCACGTTTGAGTTTGAAGTTTTTGTGGTTGTACATGTATTTTCTCTTGCGCTCTGCAACATCAAGAGCCTCCATCAGCCGCCATTTGGTGTCAAAGTCTGACTGCATCAAAATACGATTCATATCCACAATGTCCAGGCTGTACTCCACCCATTTTTCTGTGGCTTTTATTAGGTCATAGGGCACCACTGCTTTGCTTTTGTTAGCAGTAGAGTACTTTGCAACAAAATTTGCTGCCTTTTGCATACGGACTCCTGTAGTGAACAAGTGTGTATTATAGCACGTTAGGCATTATTGGTCAATCGGGCAGAAAGTAGTACTAAAGTAAGATCTGATTCCCTGCGGAATGTGATCCAAAACGGACGACGGCCGTGCCCATTAGCCTTGCCAAAATATGCATGCCAGTCATTGTCGGGCATGTAGCCTTGGGCTCCCAGTTTGGTATCGCATATTTTTTCAAGAGGAACGCCTTCTCCCAGCCATGAATCACATCGCACAGCAATCACATGCCCGTGTTTTTTATATTGGCGGAATCTACGGTTTAATCGAACTACTTTCATTCCCAAAGTATAGCAGATTAGGAATTATTGGTCAACCTGCCCATAAATATACACTATGCCACGTCTAAGTTTATACCGCCCAAATCGCACAAGAGACTACCAATTTTTTGACCGTACTATCAGTGAAATGTACACTGTGGGCGGCTTGGATATCCTTGTTCACAAGTATCTAGGGCCAGAAACTGGCGGCCAAGATTCTGCATTCAGCGGCAATGCTGATGCCACTCAACCCGTTTATGAAACGCAAAGTGTACTGAACATTCAAGATCTGCTGTTGCTGGAAAATAGAGATAGAGTGTATGACACCGATATTTTTGTCATGCGCGGTGTGTACAACACACAAGACATTGATTTTGACCTTACACAATTTGGCTTGTTTTTGAACAATGACACGCTGTTTATCACGTTCCACTACAACGACATGATTGACACATTTGGTCGTAAACTCATGAACGGCGATGTGCTTGAGATTCCAAATCTAAAAGATTACAATCCGCTGAATCCTGCTATCCCAAAAGCATTTCCAAAATACTATGTGATACAAGATGCGGCGTTTGCTTCTGAAGGATTTTCACAAACGTGGTTGCCACACCTGTGGCGTGTAAAAGCCACACCACTGAACGATCAACAAGAATACAAATCAATCACTGACAAACCTTTTGTGGCTGAGTACATTTGGGATCCAGGCGATTTTTACCCCATGGGTTCTATTGTGAACTACGGAGATGTGTATTATCAAGCTCAGAAAAATACGCCAGCAGGCACAGAAATAACCAACACTGAATTTTGGGCATCGTATACTCCTGCTACCATTAGTGATGTGCAAGGTACTCGCACCAAAGACACTCAGATCAATGACGCTATCCTCACACAAGCTGATGCGGAAGTTCCATTGAGTGGGTATGACGTAACTAAATTTTATATTGAGCCCACACAAGATGGTCAACCTGCCAATCCAGCAAGCCTTGGATCAGAAAGCACTGTCACAGTAGATGGCACACAAGGTGGTATGAATGTCACACCAAAGTCATTTGGTTATACCATGGGTTATCTCACTGGCGACGACATGGCACCAAATGGCCTGCCTGTCACGCCTGGCGTGAGTTTCCCAACCAATCCTGTAAGTGGAGATTATGCATTGCGATTAGATTATCAACCAAATCGACTGTTCCGCTATGATGGCCGACGCTGGGTCAAAATTGAAAGCAATGTGCGTACAAATCTTAACAATGGTCCTACCAATGATACTTTGCGCTCGACCTTTGTGAACAATACATACACTGTGAATACTACAGACCTGGGCAACATTCCAAGTCGGCAAAGTCTCAGCGAAATATTGAAACCCCGGGCTGACAATGGTGATCAAGGTGGCGACAAACCTGCCAATCCTAGACCTGGCACACAACCTGGACAGAAGTCGAGTTAACAATGCAAAGTTTTTTTTACGACGAACAAATACGCAGATTCTTACTGCAATTTACCAGAATCTTTTCAGGGTTCCAAATTGAGTACGGCAGAGAAGAAGGCAGCGAGAACGCAGCCTTGCTTAGAGTTCCAATTCGATACGGGGATTCAAGTAGAAATGCACAAACC